TCACACGGTTCGGAATATTTGTGTTGCTACCCCCTCTTTCTCTCTTAATTGTCTTTGAAACTGATCAACAACCCCCTCTTTCGAATTGTTCCCCAATTTTTTTTTTAATGGGCTTTATTTGCCCTAACTTGGACTGTCTTGGCAACAAGACAGTCTTTTCTCGTAAGGACCTCAGAGATGAGGGCCTTACTTTTAGCATGCGCTGTCCTCGCGCATGCTGCGGAGCTTTGCTCCGTAAGCAAGAGGATATCGAAGTTGTGGATAGCGCCACAACATCCCGAAAGAGCTTGGATAGCGCCAAGCCAAAGTGCCTTTGCTGGCACAAGTCCTACGGGCTCGCCCGGTGCCCTAAGCACCAGGGCGTTGCCCCAGTTCAAACCGTCTCCTTTGGAGACGAAGAGGTGTTCACTCTTGTGACACCTACTCCCGTGGCTCCTGCCACAAAATCCAAATCTGCTCCCTCTGCTCCTCTTCTCAAGAAGCAGAATTGCGACGTCGTTGTCGCAATGGGTCCTCCTGTGGATCTGGAGTTTGTCTACCCCGCTCTGTGCGGGAAGGGTTCTGCGCCTACCACAAAGGCGGTCAAGAAGTCCTCAGCTGAGGTACTTCTTGAGAAACGTGCGGCCTATCAGGCTAAGCACGCTGTTCCCACCCCCGGTCCTGTCCGGGTAGTTAAGACTGCTGCCACCCCAGTTAAGGTGGAGAAAATCCAGTTCCCTCGCGGAGCTGTGGTTTATAATGGCACCAATTTTTTTGATGCCAAGGGCAATGTTGTCCTGAGTGCTGCTGCACTCAAAATCTTGAGAGGCGTTAAACGCCTCCGTTCTCAGGCGGTCCGTGCTGAACGCCGCCAGCGTATCTGTAAGAAGATACGTCTTGCAGCCTTTGCTGCTAAAGTCCCGGAGCTTTTACGCCGGGCATCTGAAGCCACATCTGGTGGTTTCAGATACAATGATCTGAACGCGCCGAAGTGCGCAGATTCCGTGGCGAGGCCACGTTTTTCCCGCAAGGGAAAGAAAACAAAGTCTGTGCAATGCACAGCCAGGTCTGCCTCCCCTGTTCAGGAGGAAATTAACTGGGATGATTGGATCATTCCAGAATCTGAGAGGACTGCCTCCCCTGTGAAGGAGGAAAAAACCAAGCAGCCCTTGGTTCCCCTGTCTTTGGGGTTTGGCTGGTGGCGACCAGCTAGCGGGAAACTGTGGACACAAGTTGTCCATTGCATGCGTGCCGTTAAAGGCACCCCTATCGCAGTTCCCTGCGAGAAATTTCTCTGCGCCGCTGGTGCAGATGACACTGCCCTCTCTGTTTGGGCAAGAATTTCCAGCAGTGTTGTTGACTTAGCAGCACACTATTCTTTTGACATCCTGCTGGAGAACTATACTGCTCTGGAAGGCTGCACGATGGATGTACTCCAAAGTGTTGCTGTCCAGTTAGACTCGGAGTACCAGGAAATGGGACCACCCACACATCACACATGTGGCCTGTCTTCCTGGGCTCGCGGAGCTGGAAAGCTTATGGCGGATTTCATCACCCCGTCATTGAATGCTATGAAAGGTGCAGCGAATGCTGTCATTGACCGTGCTTATCTACTGACTAAAGATGTTATTGACGGAATCTTCTCTCAACTGAAGAAACTGTTCTATGACAGCTTTGGACATTTGTTAGGTCACCTGAACGTGCTCCTTTCAACCGTAGATTCCTTTTGGCAACGTGCCTCAACGTGGGTAATGAATATTCTTGAGAAAACCCATGATGCCATTAAGGTTTTGCGTGATGCTTCCGTCTGGTCTTTATTGCTTATATTAGTAGGCGGAATGATTTTACTCTCGGAACGTTTTCTAGTGAGTGTCGGTGTTATTACTCAACCCGGCACAATTCTTGGCATTTTTTTGGCCACGTTCCTCGGAATTTTTGGATACACCTTCTTCAAAAAGGATGATACTCTTGTATCGGATTTGTTGTGGGTGTTTAAAACTGCTATTACTGGTTTGTTCCGAACAAAGCCTGGTCCTCCAGGATCTCCAATCATTATTGATGGAGATGTCGTCATTCCAGAGCCCGCCACCTCAATGTCTACATGTAGTTTGTTAGGTGGGCTTGATATAGCAATTGCTGCTATTGGTAGCGTTGGATCCTCAATTCTTACATTTAAGATGGGAACGCTTCAGTATGCAGCCAAAATCGCCACATGTCTTGATCAATTACGGAAGGGCAAAGATGTCCTTAAAGAGATGACATGTTGGCTGATAGAAACCTTGGGCCAACTTTGGAACAAGGTAACAGGAAGAGAAGCCACATTCTTTGATGAGGTCTCTGCTATTGTTGCAGTTGACATTCGTGAATGGCTTCAGGAGTCCCAGGATCTGTGCCTTGCTGCACAAACCTTTTCTATTGGTGATAAGATTGTTCTTGAACAATGTGAACGTCTTATTGCTGATGGCCATAAGTTGTTGCGTGGCATGGGGGATGCTGATAGGAAACTGTCGGCCTCCTTTCTGTCTACAATACAGCGAAAGGTTTCAGACCTGGAGAAGATACATACTCAGTCGGTCCGAGCTGGGTATTTTGAAGGAAGAAGGATGGAACCATTTTGGGTTTACATCCACGGACCCTCCCATTGTGGAAAGTCATTGCTCATGGAGCCCATGTCTCGTGAGTTACTGAAAGCGGGAGGCTTTTCTGAGGCGTCGATATACACGAAGAATTCGTGTGATAAATATTGGTCACGGTATCGACGCCAGGCTTGTGTCCAGATTGATGATCTGTCGGCTGGTAAAACGGATCCATCCTTGGAAACCCAGCTCATTAATCTAGTTGCCTCAAAGGAGGTGCCCCTTGATATGGCGGAAGTGGAAGATAAGGGTATACTGTTTGACAGCTCAATCCTTGTCACCTCTTCAAATACATCCAGCGTGCCAACAAATGCAAACATTAATCATGTTAGTGCATACAACAATAGGCAAGGATGTATAATTATGTGCCGGCAAAAGCCCGAGTACAGTCCATTGGGGATGGAACTGGAGGGCACATTCCAGCCCTTTGACCCGAGAAACCCACAGGCCTCTGTAGAATGCATGTTGCAACGATGGGAAAAAGACATCCTTATTCCTGTCACTGGCTGGATTTCTGCGGGTGCTGCTATGGCGGAGGCAGTCAATAAATTCCGTCTGCATCGCGAGAAGGAGATGATATTACAGAATAATCATCTATCCTCCTTCCGTCCTGCCCATCCCATTTACACCGAGTGTGCCACATTTCTCTCAATGTATTCACGGGACGCAAGTTTTGTGCCTCCTGTTGATCTCGGTTGTAAGTGGAACGTTCCTACCGGCTACCTGTCCATTGCTGCGGTGGATGGTAGGACTTTTGGCTTTACGCAGTTTGGTGTCTGCGAAGAGATCTCCCATATTTTGAAATATACTGAGGAGATGGAAGCGTACACCCTGGAGAAATTCGCCCCAACGATAACGCGAACATTGGCTAGCCAAAGCCGATACAAGTTAGTGGGCGCTTTTCTCAAAGGAATGGTCCGAGATGAAGACAATGTGATGTCACTTAAATCTCTTGGACCGAAGAGCACGTCAACCCAGCGCGAATTTTTTGAAACGCTTGGTATTGGGGAACGTGTGTATTTGAGGGCAGTGCAGAAGCGCATTAATAAGATTAATAATGAGCCTGCCTTCAATGTTGACAACCTGCATGCAAAACTGCTGAATTCAGTGGTTTCTTCATACGAATATGTGAAGGAGAAAGGTCCAAAGATCTTTCCCCTTCTCATGGGATTTATTGTAGTAGTTTTTGCATGTTATGGATTTGTTATGCCCCTCCTCTCGTTTGCCTCGGGAGGTTCTGCTGTTGGGGGCATGGTGGCCATGGAACAAATGACTGCTGCTTCTGTTATTTCTTCAGGAAGCAGCCCAGTTCACCACCGATCAAGGGCACCACCAATTCAGCCGCGCTATGCACGCCACAGACTTGCTGGTTCTGCACCAGATGAGTCTTATGCCTATGAGGAGCTGATGGTGGTTTTATACGTTGACTCGACTATTGCTCCAGTTGTCAACGCTGTGCGGGGTCCTGGCCGTTCCATTTTTATTACGGAACACCAAGCAATGGCCATACCCAACAACTCTACAGTTGTTGCACATCTCAGCACCAAAGATGTTGTTGAGATTCATTGGGAGCACTCTGTGGCGATGAAGGGGAAGGTGAAGGAGACTGAAATTGTACAATATCGATGTCCTTCAATCCCTGAATTGCCTGCTAGGTTGCGCGGTTATTTTGAATATGATTTAGAGCGCGACCTTCCTGGACCTTTTACTCTCAGAGCGAGCGTTTATCGTATGAAGAGTCCAGGTAAAATTGATCTGGAGTTGGTGGATTGGACTAACCATGATGCTGAGTTGAAAACTAAGGCACTGGTTATTTCTGATCCTTTTGGTGAGGACCGTTATCGGCGAGAATATCCACGATATATCTCCTACCGCCGATCGGCCCAACTCCATGACTGTGGGGCTATCTGTGTGGCCCAAATTGGCGGACAATACCGTGTTGTTGGATTGTTAATTTCCACAGATAAATACAACACTGGTGTTGGCCTTCTACCCTCAGCATTGCACATGACAACGTGTTCCTTAACATATGTGCCTGAGGAATGGGAGGATGCGCCACGTGGCCTGAAGAAGTTGGGGTGGAAACATGTTTCTGAGTTACCCCATATGCCACGGAAAACCCAGTATGAACTGGTCAACGAGAGCATTAGGATTCCTTTTGAAAATCCTAAAATCCCTAGTGTTCTTGTTGCTGACGATCCTCGTACTATTGGTACTCCAGTAGAGGGTCAGGATCCAGTCCTTAAAGCGATGGAGAAATTTTATGAGCCAATGCTCAATTTTGATGAAACTCCAGTCGCTAATAGCACCGAAATGGCAATTTTTGAGTCAGTTTGCGATGATATTGTGCAGACTTGGTATGATGCCGGTGCTGATTTTGAGGATGTGGATGATGATGTCGTGATCAATGGCGATGATGAATTTGATAAGCTGATCATGGACACATCAGAAGGATACCCCTACGTGCTTGAGCGGTCACGTGGTGAAAAAGGCAAAACCCGCTATTTTGAAGGTGGTCCTGGAGCTTACACTTTGAAACCTGGTACTTCTGTGTACCGTGATTATCATACGCTCCAGGAAGAAGTCTCGGTTGAGGGGGGCATACCCGAGATGGTATGTATAGAATGCCCCAAGGATGAACTTCTTGTGCCAAGGAAAGTTTTAGAAAAACTTGGCACGCGCAATTTTGAGATTTTGGAACTTCCCAAGAATATGCTTTTTAGAAAGAAATTCTTGTCTTGGGCTTCGTTCCTTTCAGAAATGCGCTGGTGTTTACCCTGCCAGGTTGGTATTGTTGTTCAAGGCAGAGAATGGGGTTTGTTGTTGGACCGTCTTTCGGAGAAGAATTCAGTTGCTTACAACTGTGATTATTCAAAGTTTGATGGTTTGATGTCATGCCAAGTTCTTGATGCTATTGGCAAAATGGTTAATAAATGTTATGCCAATACCAATCCAAATAAGAAGGGCAGGGGAGAAGTTCCTGGGAGTCCGCCCCAATTAGCACGACACAATTTATTGATGTCAATCTTTGGGCGGAAGTGTCTTGCACGTAGCCAAGTTTTTGAGGTGCGTGGGGGCATACCAAGTGGTTGTGCACTTACCGTGTTGCTAAACTCAGTTTTTAATGAGATTTTGATACGGTACGTGTACAAAACGGTGGTTCCAAGTCCAGAGTTTAATCGGTTTGAAACGTTTGTAACTCTGGCAGTCTACGGAGATGATAACCTCATTGCAGTTGATCCTGTGATGGCCAATGCTTTTACTGGTGAGGTTATCAAAAGAACTCTAGCTAGGAAGGGCATCACTATTACTGATGGTAGTGACAAACTTTCCCCAACACTTGAGGCAAAGCCTCTATCTCAGCTAGACTTCTTGAAAAGGAGCTTCCTTGTCAGTAGCTCCGGGCAAGTGATGCCCGCTTTGGATAGAACATGCATTTATTCTTCATTGCTTTATCTTTCTTCCAAAGGGGCAGACCCAATACCACTCTTGCACCAAAATGTACAAAATGCTTTGCAAGAGATGTATCACCGTCAAGACAGGGCGGAATTTGACACTCTCAGGAATTTTTATCTTGAGAGATGTCCTACTTGGAGATCCGGGCCAAATCGTTTACTTGATTATAATCAATGTCATGCCCATTGGATCTCGCGTTACACTGGCCAGCCAAACTCCAATCCTGCTGGAGTCGTTGATATGCTTGTGGACCCAAGGCATAAGTCTTTTCTTTTGCCAGCCGGTCCCGCTAATTGGTCTATGCCAGTGGCAGATGGTATTTTTGTCTGTGGGCCCAAATTCTTTCCAAATGCGCCCTCATTTACCATTTGTTTTAATCGTTTGGCTGCAGGAGAAACTGGCATTGAAATTAAGCCAGTACACGCTGCTACACAAGGAGCTATGCCTACCGGCAAATTTGTTAAAAGCTTCCGTAGCATGAAGAAGCGGCCCGAATTAGAACTTGCTTTGGCCGCGAAGGATGCTGGGAGCGCAATCTATTTTAAAGGTTGTGCTCCATACAATGATATATGGGCATGTGCTATTGCCTTCTGCTCTGCTTTTGGTTTTGCTGATAAGCAAGTTCTACTTGCTGTTCATGACAATTCCAAGCCCATTGGTGCTTCTTCACTTAGAAGTTATTTCAATGGCAATCTTGCAGGCGATGGTTGCGCCCGTAGGCTTGAGGTGCATTCTAAGGCTGGACAATTTGCCGCTGTCCAGCGCTTAGCACCTACGATGCAATGTAAACAAATTGTGTATGATCCCGATTTTGCATCGAAACCCACCACACATTTGCGGAAATGTACTGATCATGGTACTGATGGTGGGAAGGCATTGTATATAGTGCAAGGTTTGGGTGTTACAGCCGCAAAACTTGTATGTACAGACCTCTGTGATGGACATGTCGTTTCATGTTCTAATAATTTTGACCGTATGGTCAAGGATGTCCTGTCACAGTCTTGTTTTTAGTTTGTTTGCTGATCTTAATTGATTGGCCTTCTTTTCTTTGAGTCAAGTAACCAGGAGTAGCCCTTCTGACTTTAACTAGTTGGGAACATTGTTGTACGTGTTGGTTACTTTAGTTAAATACGGACTTTAATTAGTTCGTTTTAGTTTTCCCGACCCTACTGGGTTGGTCCTGTCCTTAGGTGGATGGGGAAGCTGTATAAACTCTGAGTTCAAGGGTGTGAGAGCCTTTGTTCCAGTCTGTCAGCTGCTGTGTTAAATGAGCTTTCTACCGGGCTAGCTCAACCGGTGCACAGTGAACACTACTGAAGTGGCGAGTGAGTAGCCAAACTTCCGGGGTAAATCCCTAGTTAACAAAATGTGTTAGGACGTTGTTTCTGACAGCTTTGTTGGTCCTATTGAGTTTTCTAAAGCTGTTTTGTGTTTGTGTTTGTTTGATTTTCTTTTCGTTTGCTTGTTTTATTTACTTGCTTTCCTAGAGTCGGTTGTCCAAACCAAAAAAAAAAAAAAAAAAAAAAA